TGTCGATCGCGATGAAATCGGACTTCACCGCCTTGGTTCCCCAGGCGATGCCGATTTCATACTTGATCCGGCGGTACAGCCGATACATCGCAATCTGGAACGACAGCCCGGTGACCGGGTCGGTGACCGTAATCACATCGTCCGCAGCATCCAGCGCCTGGCCATTTTCGTCGACCGGCATTGCGGGCGCGCGCGTCACCACATGCAGGGCCATGCGATGGAATGCCACGTTCGGGGTGTACGAGTTGCCGATGGTCATCGCATTGCCGGTGCCAATGACCACGCGCGCACCGGGAGTGCCCAGCGCGATCGCGCCCGGCGCCGCTACGCCCGTATTCACGACATACTTGTTGGTCGCATCGGCCGCGAAGGTCGCAACGTCGCCGCCCAGCACAGTGCCGGAACCGGTCGCCAACGTGATAGCGCTCACACCCACGGCGGTCGATCCGCTGGTGACATATGACGTGCCGGTGCCCTTGACGTGCGTGGCCAGGCCCGCCGAATTGCCCAGGCTGTAGCCCATCACTTCACCGATGATGCCGCGGCGCAGCAGATCATCCGTACCGGCCTCGTTCACCTTGAACAGAACCGACTGCAGGCCGCGCAGATTGGCCATCGCGGCCGAGTTCGCGACGTAATGCAGATCAGACTGCGGCGAACCGTTGTCGTCCAGGATCTGACGTGTCAGCGAGAAGTCGCTCAGATTGCCCGAAGTGCCGAACGGCGCGGTGCCTGCAGTGCCGACGGCGCGGGAAGCGCCAGAGACTGCGGCGTTGGCCAGGTCGACTTCGATCAGGTTGCACAGCGCCCGGAAGGACTGCGCGAACTGCTCGACCTGAACATTGCGATAGATGCCCTGAACCGAGCGCTGCTCTTCACCGTTCCAGCGAACGGGCGAGTACTTGCTCTTGCTGATGGACATCGTCCCGATGCCGATCGTCTGATCGCCATCATCGGGCGGCGTCTGGCCCGGAGTGATGTCGCCAGTGATGGCCGCGGGGGTGATGGGATAGGAAACGCTCTGATTGAGAGCGGCCTGTTCCACCGAGGAATTGCGATAGGCGTGGTTGATGAAGCCGGTCAGCTCGCGCGCGACGATATCGAAGCCGTCGTAGATAACCGGAATCAAACCCGTAAGCGTGTTTGACATGGTGAGGGATCCTTAAGTGTCGGAGACGGTTCCCTTGCCGCGAATGAATGCCTGGCGCCCTGCCGGGTCCAAGGCCTCAAAAGCTGCTCGGGTGATGGTTTTCGCGCCGGGGGCACCGCCTCCCTTTCTGTCTCCGCTGGCACCGCCACCGGATCCCTTGCTTCCCACGAGAAGGGGCGCAAGCGCCTTATCGTTGGATATTTCCTTCTTCAAATCCTCGATCGTCAGTGCCGAGGGTTTCCCGTTCGCATCGCGAACGACTGTCACGTGCTCGCCGTCAATTTCTTCGACTGCGAGCCGGTCCGAAATCAGTTTTGCCAGAGGGCCTGCGCTTCCCGGTATCGCCAACTCGCCTGCAATGCGGGTCGCCACATCGCTTACCAGTAGCCGCCGCACGGTCGAATCAAGCTTCTGCACCTTCGGCTCAAATTCCGCACGAGCTGCGGCTACATCGTCCGCATGCTTCTTTTTCCAGCTCTCCTCAAGAGCCTTTGTGTCGCCGGCCGCACGCGCTGCATCTTCTGCGGCCTTGCGCGCTTTTTCGGTCTCTGCTTTTCGCTCGGCGTCGATGGTGGCGAGGCGCGCCTCAACCTTCTTGCGCTCCGCGACCTCGTGGTCCTTGGCGCGCTTGAGAGCGCCGGTGTCCTCAATGCCGGATACTTCCAAAACGAAACCGCCGCCCTCTTTTTCCTTGTAGAGGCTGCGAACGGCTTCGGGGACGCTGTCGAGACTTTCAACGTTCAGATCTAGGGCCATGGTGAGCACTGCTCTTTGTGAAACGCGGCACCGCCGCAAAGCTGAGCGCCGCGGCACAGCCGGCGGCGGAAACGAAAAAGGCCAGCGCAATGGCTGGCCTCTTGAAAACTTCTGCTATGTGCTAGTGATCAGTTCTGACGGTGATATGTCGTCACAAGATCGCCTTCGTGATGAACGATCACATAAGGATTGGCGCTGTCCGGCGTTGGATCACAAGGGCAGAACGCTGTCAGAAGATGGCCGCCGACGAGCATCCCGTCCGCTGTGCATGGCGCTACGTGCTGAAACGTTCCTACTTCGAACACGCCCCATTCGAAGTCATCCAAGCGTGACTTCCGTTATCGGGCAGCTTGAATAAATGTCGTACTCACAGGCGATTTCCGCGGCTTCGCGCGCCGTCTTTCCGCAGTGCATGGCCGCCAGCGCATAGGGCGCGCCGCTGCCAATAGCGAAAAACGGTTGCCGGATTGGCGCATGCACGAGACCTGTTTCAAGCGTGAAGGCGTGGCCTTCAATTACTACAATTGAAATTCCAAGTTCTCCATCAGGAATAGACGGCTTCGCATCATCAAGGCCGCCGCCTTCAATCCACTCCTTAACGCGAAGCGCATGGCCGTAGTTGCCGCATACGCCTAATAGCACCGGGCCGTCTTTACTGCTCAACCGCCAGACCTTCGTCTCAATGCGATAACGGATATCGTCGCGCGTTGCCTGCGTATCGCCGGCCAACGTGCTTCCATCCCATGCCACGCAGGTCAATCTAAGCTCGCTCTTGAGAATGCCAGCGGCTCGAGCGACTTCATTTCGTTCAGCGTCAGCGGCTCAAATCGCTTGTCGAACTGCAGGGCTGCGAACCGGGAAGCGGACAGCCCTCCATCCCGCAACAGCTTCGCCCTTGCAGGCCCGATCGCAGCGTCTTGGAACGCCGCAGGCTGTCGTGACAGCCATGCGTAGTACGTCTCATCCGCCGGGACCTGTTTGCCACCTTCGGGCCCTTTGCTGGCGCGTGTACCGCCTTTGTCCAGATCCTTGAACTCATCCGACAGAACCGGAACGACTATGCACCGGCAGTTGATGTGGATCGGCGGTCGGGGTCCTCTATCTGCGGGGAATGTCAGGCCGTCCAGACCGCCGCACCGCGGGCACGTACGCTTGTCCAGGGTTGCAACCCATTGGACCTTTTCAACGATGTCTGAGTTGCGATCAAACGTCTTGCCGCGCGCGACGCTGGACGTATGCTGCACTGCTGTGCGCACGATCGCCTCGGCATTGCGCGCAGTCACCTCAAGCGCACCGTCGGCGTAGTTGGCAGCCTTCGTGCCGCGGATCGCCCTGACGATCTGAGAGTTCGTCTGTCCTTCGAACGCGCCGCGGCGGATGATGCCATTGACCGCCTTGACCTCAGCCGCAGTCCAGTCATCGAGGAACGCCTGCAGCAGCTTGCCGCCGCCCGTGCCGCGCACGCTTAGCGGGGTCGACATGATGGCCGCCTCCACCTGGCTGCTCGCCGGGACGACTGAGTCGAAGTCGAGCAGCTTCTCAAGCACGCGCGCCACGAATCCCGACTCGTGACCGCCGAAGGCCTTAAGGTCGGTCACGAGTTCCGCTGTATGCTTCGCGAGGATGGCCTCGATCAGGCTGTCCGTTGCCTTGAGCAACTTTTCCAGACGCGCCCGCGTGAAGTCAGTGAGTTCATCACCGCTCAACTGCTGGCGAATCACTGCGTCTTGCTGTCGCAAGAACTTCGCGAACTTTGCGACCTGCTGGCTGGCCAGTCGCTGCGTCAGGACGTTCTGCCGCAGCAATGCGTCGTTAAGGTCAGTGCTGACTATTGGCAGGCGCGCTGCCATCAGACTGCGCTGGCGAGCTGCGGATCAGTCGCGCCAGGCGCCGGGTCCTTTTCTTCGCCTACCGGCTGATTCCCAAGAGCAGCAGCGGCAGGCGGAGGCTGGCTGTCAATGTCCTCCTGGATCTCCTCATTCGTACGCGAGGCAGAGATATATCCGCCCTCGCGCATTGCCGCCCACAGATCCGACACCGCCATGCGGCCGCTGTTGACCGCATTGAGCAGCGCGATGAGCGTCGGCGCATCCAATTGCGTCGCGGTGTATTCGGACGATATCGTGAAATCCGCATTCCCGGTCGCATTCGCGAATGTCATGCACCAGCCGAAGCCCTTTCGATAGGCGGAACTGACATTCTCTGCAACGAGAGATAGAACGCTATGCGCGACCGCGTCCTCGCTGTCCTGCTGCGTCGCCGTCTTCTGACTGCGCTGTGCCTGTTGAATCAGGCGCGCGCCGAGCGCAGCCATTTGCTGCTCTTTCGACTGCATCGCTTCTTTGGCAAGCGAGTTCGGTTGAGCCTGCGCAATGCCCATGCTGCCGTTTTGCGGGAGCGGCAAGATCGTGCGCGCGCCGACGTACATGCCATCGGCCTTGAGTTGCTGATACCAGGTTTGATCAAGACCTGCGATCCAGAACTGGGGCTGCCCGACGAAATAGACAGAATCTTCGTAGTCTGCGCTGTTGCGATAATGGGCGATGTTCAGGACCGCAATATCGCCCAGCGGCGCATCATCTACAGTCCAATCGTTGTTTTGAGAACCAACGAAGGTGAAAGGA